AGGTCTGTTCCGTAGGGGGGGTTCGGCACACACTCGCTCCCGGGGTCTGCTCCCGGGTGTGTCACCGGGTTACCTGTCCCGCTCAAGGAGGACCTCATGGACTCACCGCTCGATGTGATTGGTACGCAGATCGACCTCATGCGCGACGACATGACCCGCAAACAGGTTGAGATCGCAGCGGCCAAGGATCACCTGGCCTCCCTCATCGCCAACCGCGACGAGTTGAACGCGACCCTGGACGAGTGGGCCGCCGCGCGCGTAACCCTGACCCCGGTCTCCGTGGCGGCTCCAGCGCGACTCCTTGCCGCTCGGGTGTGATAGGGTACATCCATGACATCAGTCAACCCGAAACCCAGAGTTTCTGGTTCGCCCAGAGAGCGCTCGGCGCACGTCTTCGCGCACCGAGTCCTCGACGCGCTAGGGGCGGTCTACGTCTTCGTATGGCAGGCGGCCCTCCTGATCGTCTTCATCGACTTCTGTCTCACCACACATCACTGAGGTGTGTCCGCCGAACCTGGCGGCCTAGTTCTAGTGCTCTACCTCGCCGCATGGCTTGGACGGGCGCTACCCGCCCCCTAGCGGGGCTGCTAGTTCCCAGTCGTCCTCCGGGACTGGCTGGGCATACGAACACCACGGTCGCCCCTGTCGCACAACGACATGCCGCCGAGGCTTTGGTATCAACGGTCGTCGGTTGCCCCTGGGCTGCCAGTCATGACACGGCCGAACCGAAACTACGTCAGACGTGACGTAGTTTCGGCATCCTGGGCACGATGTGAAACTGCCCACTCCATACTGACGGATACGGTTGCTTCGGGAGTCCGGCGAGGTGCGCACGCTCGCTAGTAGGCTTGAGTTAGGGGGGAATCCCCCGTCGGCGGTGACACTCTAGATGCGCCGCCCAACCCGACCGTATCCGTCAGCTTGATGGCCCGGTGCTACCCCTCCCTCTGTGGTACGGGACCCGGGCCATCAGGCACCCCCATACGCTACCGTTAGCACCTACCATACGCTACCGTTCGCCGCCTTGCACTATGCAGATAGTATCCCACACGCTATGCAGATAGTATCGGAGGTCCCGTGCCCAAGAAGCCTGGGGCCAAGCAACCCCCGCTGGCCGAGTCCAAGAACATGGTCATCGGCGCCATCGCCTCCGGTGCTAAGGTCCGCGACGCCATGGCATCCGTGGGTCGGTCCGAGGAGACCTACAACGACTGGCGCAAGAAGGATGCCATCTTCCGACTCGCGGTGGACTCCGCCCGTGAGGTACGCGCCACGGCCCTGGAGCGCTCCATCGACCCGGACAAGTTGTCCATCTCCTTCGAGCAGTTCCGTAAGACGTTCCTCTACATGGACACTTACCGCCACCAGCGTGCGTGGATCGCCCTCGTAGAGGGCCGCGAGTACGAGCCCATCGAGGGCGAGCAGTACACCCCTGGGTCGAAGAACCGCATCCTCATCAACACGCCCCCGTTCCACGCCAAGTCTTCGACGCTCACCATCGACTACCCCGTGTACCGGATCTGCATGAATCCGAACACCCGCATCATCATCGTCTCGAAGACGCAGGCCCAGGCGAAGAAGTTCCTCTACGCCATCAAACTCCGCCTGACCGACCGCCGTTGGGCTGCCCTCCAGGCGGCCTACGCCCCGGATGGCGGGTTCAGGGGTACGGGCGAGTGGTCGCAGAACAAGATTTACGTGGGCTCCGCTGACAGCGGAGAGAAGGACCCCTCGATTGAGGCCCTTGGTATCGGCGGGCAGATATACGGTGCCCGTGCCGATCTCATCATCCTGGACGACATCGCGGACCGCTCCAACGCCCACGAGTGGGACAAGCACATCTCCTGGCTCGATCAGGAAGTGGCGAACCGCCTTTATGGTGGCACCCTCCTGGCGGTCGGTACCCGCGTCGGCGCGCAGGATGTCTACTCCGAACTGATGAACCCGGATCGCTACCTCCAGGGCAAGTCCCCCTGGACCCACCTGGCCCAACCCGCCGTCCTGGCCTATGCCGACAAGACGGAGGACTGGCAGACCCTGTGGCCCCGCTCCTCGCGCCCCTTGGACCTCGACTCCGACGAGGTGCCCGACGCCCGCGGCGAGTACCTGGCGTGGGACGGGCCCAAGTTGTCAGAAATGCGCGAGTCCATCGCGCCACAAACGTGGTCCCTGATCTATCAGCAGCAGGCACAGAACTCGTCCTCGACGTTCTCGCCTATCTGTGTGTGGGCCTCGGTGAACCGTATGCGCAAGCCCGGTCCGCTACATGCCGGAGCGATGGGCCACCCTAAGGGCGGCGGGGAGGGCATGTTCACCATCGCCTCGATGGACCCGGCGATGACTGGGGAGACTTTCACCCTCGTGGAGAAGGTGGAGCGCGGGAGCAAGAAGCGGTTCGTGGAGAATGCCTGGGTTCAGGCGTCCCCGTCCCCGACCTACATCCGTGACATCATCAAATCGGTCACTATCGAGTACGGCGTGAACGAGTGGGTCATCGAGCAGAACGCCTTCCAGTTGTTCCTGATCCGCGACCCGGAGATCACCACCTTCCTGGCGTCGCGTGGAGTGCGGCTCACGCCACACTACACGTCTCGGAACAAGATCGACCCCGACTTCGGGGTCGCGTCCCTCGGTCCACTGTTCGGCTCTGTCAGGAAGATCAACGACGGTGCTGGCCGCGAGGTCCACAACAACGACAACCTGATCTCTCTACCAGACCCGGAGTTCTCCCAGGGCATCAAGGCGCTCATCGAGGAACTGATGATCTGGATTCCCGGTAAGCGTGGCAAGGAACTCCGCCAGGATGGGCCGATGGCCCTGTGGTTCGCGGAGTTGCGGGCCCGGGAGATCCTGGGCGATGGCCGCGAGAAGGTCGAGAAGTTCTTCTACAAGTCCAAGTTCACATCCCGGTTCGGGATGAGCAAGAGGTATGTCGTTCCTGTCAACGGGTATGTCGGCGCGTAAGGGGTGAAGCATGGTTAGCAGCACGTATCTGACGCCCGATGAAGCACTGGGGCAGCGTGTCGAGGCAATCAAGGCTCGCTACCAGGCGCGCGACGTGCGCGCACGACAGGTCAGGGCCGTCCGTCACGGCGACTTCGATCAGGTGTCGGCCGGGATCTTCAACGACGAGTGGCCCCGTCCCATCGTTGCCAACATGATCGACGTCCTGGCCCGCCACGCGGCTGCCGCGTTCTCGCCCCTTCCGACGGTCACCTGCTCGTCCGGCACCATGGGCACTGACGTGGCGCGTCAGCGCGCCGACAAGCGCACCAAGATCGCCAACGGCTACCTTGCGGCGTCCGATGTCCGTTCCCAGATGCAGACCGGTGCCGACCAGTTCAACACTTATGGCATACTTGTTGCCTGCGTTGAGCCCGACTGGAGCCGCAAGATCCCCGGAATCTACTACGAGGACTCGATCAGCGTCTATCCCGTGTGGGACCGACAGGGGAACACCGTCGAGGTGGTCCGCCTGTTCGACCGTACCGAGATTGAACTCGTCGCCGAGTACCCAAACCTTGAGGGCAAACTCAGGGGCATGGGTTTCCGCTCCCGTGGCGCAAACTCCTCGGACAAGATCGAGGTCGCCAAGTACGTCTCGGCCACCCGCATCGTCTACTTCCTGCCTAAGAACGGGAATCTGGTCCTCCAGGACATCGTGAACCCGCTCGGGCGCTGCACCTACGTGTGCACCAAGAAGCCTAGCCTGGATGCAGAGATCCACGGCTCGTTCGATGACCTGATCTACGTCCAACTGGCACGCCACGTCTTCCAGATGTACGCGNTGGAAGCGGCAGACCAGGCGGTCAACGCGCCCATCGCCGTNCCGTCCGACGTTCTCGACATNCCCATGGGCCCGAATGCCATCATCAAGTCCCAGAANCCGCAGGGTATCGGGCGGATTCACCTTGAGGTTCCCCAGGGCGTGTGGGCCGCTGCGGAGTCGCTCAAACAGGAGATNCAGTACGGGGCCATCAGCCCCCAGGCTCTCGGTGGNAGCGTAGATGCCTCGGTCGTAACCGGCCGCGGTGTCCAGGAACTCATGGCCGGGTATTCCCAGCAGGTCTCCATGGGCCAGCAGACGCTCGTCCGTCACTTCGAGCAGGTCATCGA